GCCGAAGTGGTCTGCGCTCATCTGCTGAAGCTCGGCGACCATCGCGTCGAAGCGGGCCTTCTGCTGCAGGAAGGCTTCGAGGCTCTTCTGCTGATTGCGGGCGGCGCGGGCTTCGCGGTCGGTCATCTTCGTCTCCGTCTGGCGCGCGGTGCTCCGCGCGTGACGGACCATTCGCGCTGCGGCGGGGGCTGAGCCAAGCGCCATCGGCACGACGGCGCTTGCTTTCTTCGAGGGGTCTCGATCACATCATGATCGCCACCGCGCAGCCGGGCCGCGTGGCCTCGCAGCGCGAGGTGGCGCGCCGCCTTGGCATCTCCCACACGGCGCTGCAGAAGGCGCAGCGCGCCGGCCGCATCGCGCCCGAGGCCGACGGCGCCTGGGATGTCGAGAAGGTTCGCGCGCGGCTGGCGGACAGCAGCGATCCTGTCCGGAAGACCGCGACTCTGGTGCAGCCAGCAGTGGCAGCACCCCGGCCCGCATCGCCGCCGCCTGTCGCCGCGATTCCGCCGGCCGCCGATCCCCTGCCGCGCGCCGCCCAGAACACCTTCCACGATGCGCGAACGGCGAACGAGGTCCTGAAGGCGCAGGAGCGTCGGCTACGGCTCGACGAACGAAAGGGCAAGCTGGTCGACAAGGCTCGCGCGCTCCTGCTCGTGCACCGGCTCGCCAAGGAGGAGCGCGACGCCATCCTAGCCTGGCCCGCCCGCGTCGCTGCCGAGATGGCGGCCGAGCTCGGCGTCGATGTGCATCGGCTGCAGACCATGATGGACACGCGGCTCCGCCAGCACCTCGCTGAGCGGCACGACGTCCGGGTCAGCGTCGGCTGATGGTCGGGGAGCATCTGCTCGACGAGCTCGGCCGCTTCGAGGGCGACGCCGAGATCCTGCAGGCCTGGCGCGACGGCATGGCGCCAGAGCCGGCGCTGCTGGTCTCGGAATGGGCCGACCGGCATCGCCTGCTCGGCAGCCGCGGCTCTGCCGAGCCCGGGCCGTGGCGCACCGCGCGCACGCCCTACCTGCGCGAGATCATGGACGCGCTGTCGCCGGCCCATCCGGCACGGCGCGTGGTCTTCATGAAGGGCGCGCAGGTCGGCGGCACCGAGTGCGGCAACAACTGGATCGGGTACGTCATCCACCACGCGCCCGGGCCGATGCTCGCGGTGCAGCCGACCACCGAGCTCGCCAAGCGCTTCTCCGACCAGCGCATCGATCCGCTGGTCGAGGAGACGCCGGCGATCCGGGATCGGGTCGCACCAGCGCGCTCGCGCGACAGCGGCAATCGCCAGCTCAGCAAGGAGTTCCCCGGCGGCCAGCTGGTGATGACCGGTGCGAATAGCGCCGTCGGCCTGCGCTCGATGTCGGCACGCTTCCTGTTCCTCGACGAGATCGACGCCTATCCCGGCGACGTCGAGGGGGAGGGGGACCCGATCGCTCTGGCCGAGGCGCGCGCCCGCACCTTCGGCTGGCGGCGCAAGATGCTGCTGGTCAGCACGCCGACCATCGCCGGGCTGTCGCGGATCGAGCGCGAGTACCTCGCGACTGACCAGCGGCGCTACTTCGTGCCCTGTCCGCATTGCGGCCACCGCCAGCACCTGCGCTTCGAGCGGCTGGTCTGGGACGAGGGCCAGCCCGAGACGGCACGGTATCTGTGTGAGGATTGCGACTCGGCGATCGGTGAGCAGCACAAGGCGGCGATACTGGCCGCGGGGGAGTGGCGGGCCACGGCCACGGCGACGGACCCGCACGCGATCGGCTTCCACATCTCGGCGCTCTACTCGCCGCCCGGCTGGATGCCCTGGTCGGAGATCGCCCGGCTCTGGCTCGCCGCGCAGGGCGACGACCGCGCGATCAAGACCTTCCGCAACACCGTGCTGGGCGAGACCTGGCAGGAAGCGGGCGAGGCGCCGGACTGGCAGCGGCTCTACGACCGCCGCGAGCACTGGCCCGCGGGCACGGTGCCGATGGGCGGGCTGCTGCTGACCGCCGGCGTGGACGTGCAGCGGGATCGCCTCGAGGCGAGCCTCTGGGCCTGGGGGCAGGACCGCCAGTCCTGGCTGGTCGAGCACCGCGTGCTGGCGGGGAACCCGTTCGAGGCGGCGGTCTGGGAGGAGCTGCGGCTGCTGCTGGGCGAGACCTGGCGGCACGCCAGCGGGCACCGACTGCCTGTGGCGATGGCGGCGATCGACAGCGGCGACGGCATGACCACGGCGGAGGTGTACGCCTTCGTGCGGCGGGCTGGTGCGGGCCGCGCCATCGCCGTGAAGGGCCAGGACGGGCTGCGCGCGGCGATCGGCCAGCCCGCCGCGACGGAGGTGCGGCGGAACGGCCGCAAGCTCGGCGGCCTGAAGGTCTGGCCCGTGGGATCCTCCTTCCTGAAGGCCGAGACCTATGGCTGGCTGAAGCTCGACCGGCCCACGGAAGAGAGCGGCGACGCGTTTCCTGCCGGCTACGTGCACCTGCCAGTGCATGCGGCGGGCGAGGAGTTCTGCCGGCAGCTCACGGCGGAGCAGCTTGTCGCCCGGGCAGGCCGGAACGGCTTCCGCCGGCTGGAGTGGGTGAAGACGCGCGAGCGGAACGAGGCGCTGGACTGCCGGGTCTATGCGCGTGCAGCCGCGGCGGCGCTCGGCATGGATGGCTGGGGCGACGGACGCTGGGCGCGCATGGCGGATGCGCTGTCGCTACCCGCCGCCGAACTTCCCACCGGCGGGAATGTCGCTCCGGCGTCGCCCGCGCAGGCGGCACCCGACACCCATCGCCCGCGCGGATGGCTTGCGCCGCGCAGCGGCTGGCTGCGCTGAACAGGGAGGACGCGCATGGACCCGACCGTCCTCGCCTGGGCGCTGGCGCAGCCGTCCGGTAGCCGGGCGGCCGCGCTCGCCGCGGCCTACACGGGCGGCACGACCCGTGTGAGCTTCGACGGGCGGACCGTGGAGTACCGCAGCCTGGATGAGCTCGGCCGCGCGCTCGTGGTGCTGCGCGGGGCGGAGATGACGTCGGCTCGCCGCCCCTCCGTGACGCTAGCCAGCTTCTCCCGCGAGGGAAGCACGTGATGGGCCGGCTGCGGGATGCCTGGAACGTGCTGCGCGGGTACGCCGCGGCGCAGGACCAGCGTGCGTCCGCTTGGGCACCGTCCGGCGGCAGCGCCACGGCAGAGGTCGGGATGGCCGCGGCGACGGTCGCACGGCGCGCCCGTGACGCTGTCCGCAACGACCCCTACGCCAGCCGCATCGTCGATCTCTGGACGGGCAACGCGGTCGGCGCCGGCATTACCACCCGCTGGCCGGATCAGAGTCATGCTGATGCTTGGCGCCGCTGGGCGGAGAGCACCGCCTGCGACGCAGAGGGCCGGCTGGACCTCTACGGCCTGCAGGCGCTGGTGATGCGCGCCGTCGTCGAGAGCGGCGAGTGCTTCGTGCGGTTCCTCATGATGCCGCTGTCGCCCGCCAATCCAATTGGCCTGCGCCTGCAGGTGCTGGAGTGCGACCACCTCGACACGGCGCGCAATGGCATGGTCGACGGTGCCCCGACCATCCAGGGCATCGCCCTCGGCGAGGCCGGGGAGCCGATCGGCTACTGGCTGCACCGGGTGCACCCCGGCGCGGCCTGGGTCCTGCCGGGCTCGACCTGGCTCAGCAGCGAGCGCATCCCGGCCAGCGAGGTGCTGCACATCTACCGCAAGCGCCGGCCCGGCCAACTGCGGGACGTGTCCTGGCTCGCCCCGGTGCTGCTCCGGCTGCGTGACCTCGGCGACTACGAGGCCGCCTTGCTGATGAAGGCCAAGATCGAGGCCTGCCTTGCCGCGGTGGTGACGGAGGAGGGCGATGAGGCGCTGACCGGCGCCGCGGCGGGCCTGCTCCGCGACGCCCAGGGCCGGACGGTCGAGAGCTTCGAGCCGGGGATGATCCTCTATCGCCGCGGCATGGGATCCGTGGAGGTGGTCAACCCCTCGGGTGGCGGCAGCCACGTGGCCTTTGCCCGCCGCGCGCTGGAGGCGGCGGCGGTCGGCGCCGGCCTCACCTACGACCAGGTGTCGGGCGACCTGACCCAGGCGAACTACTCCTCGCTCCGCGCCGGCAAGATCGAGTTCCGCCGCCTCTGCGAGCAGGTGCAGTACGGCATGCTGATCCCGATGCTGGTGCGGCCCGTCGCGGACCGCTTCCACGCCCAGGGTGCGTTGCTCGGGCTGTGGGGTGCAGAGATGCCGGACGGTGTGTCGCACGTACCGCCGGCGCACGAGATGATCGACCCGCTGAAGGACACCACCGCGCTGATCGCCCAGGTCCGCGCCGGCTTCGTCCCGCAGCCGGAGGCGGCAGGCGCCTTCGGCTACGACTTCCGCGCCGCGGTGGAGATGATCCGCGAGGCCAACGCGCTGCTCGACGAGGCGGGCATCTCGCTCGACACGGACCCGCGCCGCGTCGCGAAGTCCGGCGCCGCCCAGGATGCGGCGCAGATGGCCGCCGTCGAGATCGCCGCCACCGGCGCCGCCGCGCCTCCTGCAGGAGAACCCCGATGATCGCCGGCGCCTACGACTGGACGGACGACATGCTCAAGATCAAGAGCATGCAGAAGAAGTTCCGCGACAGCTTCAACGGGACCGAGATCAACCCGGCCCGCTGGGACGTTGCGGCCACCGGCAGCGGCATCGCGTTCGCGGTCGCCGACGGCACCGTCACCGTCTCGACCGGCACGACCCTTGACGACGAGCTGGTGCTGACCAGCCGCACCGCCTTCACCATCCCGCTCCGCGTCATGGTCGCGGTGAACCTCAGCCAGCGCATCGCCGGCCAGTCGGTCTGGCTCGAGCTGGTCTCGGTCGACCCGACCTCCGCCCAGCCGGACGGCCGCAGCGCCTGCGCCTGGCGCCTCGACGGCACCAGCCCGACGCTCGCGAATTACGAGGTGCAGAGCGAGGGCGCGCCGCGGCTCGTCACCGCCTCCGCCTCGACCATCCCGACCACGGCCCCGGCGGGCTGGTCGGTGCTGGAGATCGAGCCGACCAACGACGAGTGCTGGTTCCACGGCCGGCAGCTCGACACCACCGCGGCGCGCTCGAACTCCTACGTCCGCCACCAGCAGATCCCGGAGCCGAATGCGCTCTACCGCTTCCGGATCCGTGTGCGGAACCGGCAGTTCATCAACGGCATATCGGCGGTCGCCAACAACGGCTCCGGCCTGGTGCGGATCACCCGCGCCGCGCATGGCTTCGCGACGAACGACGTGGTGACAGTCGCCGACGTCTCCGGCGTGCCGGGGGCGAACGGCACCTTCACGATCACGGTCATCGACGCGAACAGCTTCGATCTCGTCGGCTCAACCTTCTCGGGCGCGTACCTGAACACCGGCTGGGCCTCGGTCTCGCGCAACCTGGCGCCGGCCTCGAGCACCGATGTGAAGGTGCAGTTCGTCACCATCGCCGACTACGCCGAGCTCACCACCGAGATCACCGCCGGCCGCGGCCAGTCGGTCGCCGGCCAGGGGCTTGGGGTGAATGTGCTGAGCAATGTCGCCCCGACGCTGACGGCCGTGGGCGGCCAGGCGCGCAACACATCCGGCGCCCTGCCGGTGCTGGTCGCGACCGGCCTCTCAGCCAACCCGACGGCGGTGACCACCGGCCGGGGCATCGACCTGCTGGCGACGCTGATCGGCGCGCTGGTCAACAAGCCCTTTTCCATCCCGGAGGCGGACTGGCAGTACGCCGGCGCTGCGGGCGGGATCACCGGCACGGCGGACGTGGTGCTGAAGGCCGCGGCCGCCGCCGGCATCCGGAACTACGTCACCTCGATCGAC